GCTGCTCCAGTAAAGTTCACTGTACTAACTACGTTACCTGCTAAAGTAACTGCTGCACCTGCAGTAACTGCAGCGTGAGACATTCCAACGAAATCAAATTTTACGTTTAGGTAGTTAGGTGTAAATTCACCTGTTGCTAGGTTTTTTTCTACAGACTGGAATCCGTTTTCGGATCTTACCGGTCCTGTAAATGTTGTATTAGCCATAATAGTTCTCCTTCGTATAGTGTTGTGCCATGTAGTCTCTATACCGTCTGCCTAGCCAGTCTACATAACAAATTATTTTTTCTAGGTCTTTGTATTATACATAAAAAAAGGGGCGATGTGAACACCGCCCCTTTTAAGTAGTACTGTAAGTATTTATTAAGCTGTTGGTAAGTTTCCGTTACCAAAAACACATCTTGGGTCTGACCAACCGAAGCTGTATCTTTCTCTAGCTTTAAATCTCATATTGCCAGTATCGAAGTCGCCTTCCATCGCAGTTTTGATAGGTGATCTAACGAAGTATTTAAGTCCGTTAGGCACATCAGTCAATAAAAAGAATGAATCTGTGTCAGTTAAAAAGTTATTAACTCTGTAACCTTCAGGAACCATTCCCATATTGTTAATTGCATTGATGTCATTGTCGGCAGTTCCCGTTCTCATTGGGGACTTCATGATTCTCTCAGCAGTAAATTGTAATTCTTTTGGAATTATCATTTTTCTACCAGAAGAAGCAATCTTTAAGCCTCTTTCATCGACAAATCCAGCAATGTCAATTAATGACTGCTCGAGTGAAGTTTCGTTAAGATCTGCAGCAGTTGCTAGAACGTTTGAGAAAGATCCTCCTGTTGCAAGTGGGTGTGCGTTTCCGATTAGGGATTCACCGTCACCACCTGTAGCAGTTGTGATCTGCGCATTGTTCAAGACATTTGCCGCCTTAACTTGCTTCGTGTTTGCCATAGATCTTGCAAGAGCTCTTGTGTATCTGCCCGCAAGTCTATCGTATAGGTTATCTTCAATTGCTTCTTCAGTGATAGCAAATGCTAAAGCGATTGTTTCGTGATTGTATCTAGCTGTGAAAGTTTCACCTGCTTGATCAAAAACTACTCCAGCACCTTCTTGTTTAGTTGGTGCAGAAGCGAAACCGCTTAACATTACTTCTTCTTCAAAAGCTCTGTCAGATGTTTCTGTCGCAAAAATTTCAGCATGCTGATTTTCATAACGACTGTATTCCAGGCCGAATAAAGCATTCAAACCTGGCTCTAACTCTTTTACGAGTTGGGATCGTGATATTGCCATAATTATTATCCTTTATTATAAGCCTGTTCCACCTTGACGGTAGAAATGGTTGTTGATTCTAACAAGAATATTAGCGTTAGCACTCGCAGTATCAGAATTTTCTGGGTCCTGTGAGATATCTATTGCTTGTACAACAAAAGTTCCTGCAGTACCTGAGGCACTTACATCAAGTTGTACTTGTGATATTCCTGTTTGCGTTACTCCAGTAGCGTTTGTAACTGAGTAGTTTCTAAACAGATCTGCTCTAGCAAAAGTTGCATCCGCATCCATTAAGAATACTGCGTCCGGGTCGTCAACAACAAAGGCAGTAATATCGCCTTGAGTTGGTGTAACACCACCAGGGTAGAAATTCTTATAGGTCGGCTTTTGAGTAGTTGGATCGTTGTAAAACACTCCGTTAAAAACACCCACAACAGGTGCAGCATTTCCAGCAGTATGTCTCTCGATATTACCTGCAGTAACAGGAATTACCAAGTCACCTTGGAATATCGCAGTTCCATAACCGGCTGCAATTGTGTATCTGTTTTGGGCTCCTACCAATGGCGTACCGTCTAGTTTTCTGTATGGTCTTAGACCAAACTTTTCTAGTTGATTTGACATAGTTAGTTTCTCCTTAACTTAGTTGTTATTATTAATCCAAGCTATCTCTGTAGGTAATGCAAAAAAATTATTTTTTTCGACTACCACCAAAGGTAACTCTAGACTGTCTATCAATATTGATAGGCATGTCCGGGTGTTGTTCCTTCATAAGATCTCGATCAACCGCGTCTGTTCTATCTTGAGTTATTTTTCTAAAATACTCAGCACGACTTTTCAATATCTCCTCTGGTATCCTTGCCAACACAAGGCCACCAATTCCGACTAAACCAACGTGTTTGCCTTCAGAGATAATTGGGTAATCATGTTCACCGATTTCACTTAAAAGTGTTTCGGCTCGCACAAATTCCCAGCCCTCTCTTAGTTTCTTAGATACATTACCTGGATCTTCAAAACCATTTGTTGCAGTTCTTATCCATCTATGTGAATATCCCTGCGGTGGCGCTGGCGCATCCAAACTGGATGGTGGAGTCCAATCTTTCTTTCTAGAAAGTTTTTTTCTAGATTCAGACTCGCGTGAAGTTTTTACTTTATCATTCATATTAAGCTCCTTCTTTCACGTATTTTGCGTATTCCTCTAGCGGCACCCCTAATTTCTTAGCGATAACTACCTGCGACTTGGTGAGTTTCACAGACTTGCGCCCACCTGATCTTCTGCTAACTGAAGCTACGTTTTGGACGGGTGCAGCTTTAGTTGTTTCTTCAGTAGAAGATTCGGCAAATTTCTGAGGGAAATAATCCTTCATACGTTTGTTGATTTGATTATAATAGCCATCACTCTCCAGGTCAATTCCCTCCTGCATAAGGTCTTCATGTATTCCCATTGCAGCAGAAGTTAGTACCCTGTCAGATCCAAACCATTCATTATCGGTAGCCCATTGTTGAGCTTTTCCGCTAATTGGTGGTTGTAGAGCTTCCGGTTTTTCTTCCGGTCGTGATTCTATTTCTTTTTTTCTCAACTCTTTATCCGCAAGAGTCATAGAAACTTTTTCCTTTTCTACAGCTAATTTTGTCAGCTTGTCCTGAGCTTCCATAATTAGTTCAGAGTCACTAGAATCTAATGCCACTTTTAATTCAGATTTTGCCCTATCTCTTTCTGAATCAATTCTAGCATTATACTCATTAAGGTAGTTAGTGTCGGTTTCTTGAAATTTTTTCTCGACACTTTCATACTTATTTTTTAAACCCTTAGCATAATCAACAGCCGCTCTTTCTCTACGCTCTGCTTCTTTAGCTTGAAAAGTTAATTTTTTTATTCTTTTTTGAACTTTATCTGAATAGTCTTGAAGACCCGTTTCTGTTTCAGGTTCTTCTTCTTGTTCAAATGTAGGTTCTTTTTTTGGTTCTTCCGTTTCTTTAGTTTCGTTTAGAAGTTCTTTAGCAGTTTTACCTCCACCACTAACATCTACGTAACCTAAATCTACTTCTTGTTTTTTTTCAAACGCTTCCGTAGATACTTCTGGAGCATCTACAACAATTGTTTCTTCATTAACACCCGATGTATCTATTTCAACTTCTGGATTTGATTTGTTTTCTTCCATTTAGTCCTCCTTAATAATGGTGCAAAATATCTGATGGATCTTTAATAGTAGAAATGACTTCGTCATCATTTAATACTCTTACTTCTCCTCCGTCAATTTTGAATCTTGAACCTGCATATCTACTAAAAATCACCCATTCATTTAGTTGACACCAAGGCCCTTTTGGAAATTTATCTTTATCTTGATAACAAAGATCTCCCATTTTTAACACTAGACCACATACTGTAGTCATCTGTATTGTTTCTTGAGTTGTATCAGAAAGTATAATTCCACCCTTGGTTTTTTTAGGACCAGCATAAGGCAAGACTAAAATTCTCCAGCCGGTGGGTTTTGGTAAACTATCTAATGTTGATTTATCGATCGCTTTTGGATCTAGGACTGTTTCAATCTCGTCTTTAGCTTTGTAAGCTCCGAGAAGTGCTTCAGTCCGTTTCGGTATAACCGTGGACTTGTTCATTATTTTACTCCGTTGTTGTCAGCAGGTCTTTAAGATCCTGTTGCAGATCTTCTAACGATCTGATTTGACCTCTAACATATTGTAGTTTCTCTATGGTGTCAACACTGTAGATGATATTATCTTTTAAACGAGCCAAGGCTTCTTTTACCTTACGTTGTACGAGAGATATTGTATCTAGATCCATTAATTTCTTTTAAGTGATATTTTATTTTTACCTTGTTTCAATAACATAAAACCAAATTCATTTACTATAACTTTTAATATAAGATCCATATTAAATTTAGGGTAATCATCAAAAACAAAAACTGTACCTGCGTGTGATCTTTCACCGAAGAAAATTACTTCTTTCATAATATCAATTGTTTTATGGGGCCCATCGAAATGTACTAAATCATATTTATTAATAATTTCTTTTTTATCCCTGTAGATGGGGACACCATCATGAAAACGTTTCATAAACTCATCATCGCCTAGTTGATACAAAGTAAAATTAGGGTAATCTAAATCTTTAATTAATTGTTGCTTCATCTTATTAGTATAATCAGCAGTGTAAGAATCTGAATTATCGTAGTGTTGATAGTCTAAATTACCATATGGATCTATCCCAATATGCCAATGTTTTTTAAATATTAATTCATCTAAAATTATTTTAGAACCTTGTCCTTGTCTCACACCAATCTCTGCAGTAAACAGATCATCTGTATCAAGTGTTTTACAAGCTTCTTTTAGGATTTCGTATTCTGTACTATCACCTTGAATCATGGATAGTTTTTACATATTTTTTATATTTAACGCAAGACTAAATTTTACCCTGTGCTTTTAATTTCTTTAAATCACCTTTAGTAAGTCCAGTTAAGTCTATCTTTGGTTTAACTGAAGTAATATCTGGATATTGTCTTTTTGGTGTAAAAATACTTTTAATCCATTTCCACATTATTTAACTCCTTGGAATTTTAGTCCTCTGATAGCTGCACCACCACCTCTAACCATTGTTCCGTGCTTAGCGGCAGTATAACTTAGTTGATTTGGTTTAAAGAACTTTCCTTTTTCTATATCACTTTTATATTCTGAATGAGGATTTTGTTTTTTTACTGTATCTTTTCTTTTTTGATCTTTAGACTTAATAATTTTACCTTCTTTAGCTTTAACTGGAACACAGTTAGGAACTTTTCTTCCACCTTTAGATTTCATCCCAACCATTTTGTAATTTTTCCAACAAGGACCACCTCCTGTTTTATAACTAGCTATTTTACTTCTTCCTTTTTTTTCTATTCCTGGCATATTAAATCCTTTGCATTTTTGGGTTATTTGATAATATATTTTTTTCTGCTCTAGGTCTAGCCACTGAATCTTTACTTCTCTTACGTAACTGAGCCATAGATGAGTCTTTTATTCTTTTATCTCTGATTTGTTTTTCTAAATCTCTTGCTAAATTCATTTTTTACCACCTCTGAATATTTGAGTTCCTTTAATACCGTATATACTCGCAACAACTAAAATCCAAAGATTTGTAAACCAGCTCGGAAGCTGTGAGAACATGTCGAAGAACAATTTTACTTTGTCCATCGCTCCTGGATCGTCACTTAGAACTGCCCAGGCTAAAATACCTATAGGCAAACTTAAAATTATTAAAACGGCCTCGTCTTTCCAATCTGAATCTCTAGATTGTAGAAGTTTACCTTGGTAAGCTTCCTCACCTTGAGCCATTTTTCTTGCGTGCATCATTTGTGCATCGGCCATCAACATTTTTGTCTCTTGACGCTTCTTGAAGATGTGCGTACCTGCTTGGGCCGCTAATTTTATCGCGCTTAACCACATTATAATTCTCCTGTCTTCTTATACACATGAATTCTATCATTTTATCTATGATCAAGAAAGCCCTGTGTCCGTTCCGTCTCCATGCCCAAGTTTGTTTATGATGTTTTTGGCGTTTTTTACAAAAAGTTAGGTTTCCCCCAAACATATCTGAAAATTTCTTTAAGCTGTCGTAGTCCGACATCTCAACTTTACACGCAAATTCTTTTCTTCTGTTTACTCCCTTTGACCAAATGCCAAAACTGCCTTCTCCATCAAAGACCCCAGCTAAAAAAAGCAATTTAGACTCGGTTGGGAGATTTTCGTATGAGTTTTTTGGTGTATTTTTCGACACTTTTAAACTTCTTTTCGGTTAGCCCTTGTGGGTTGAATCCTTTTTTAGGTGGTGGCCCGTAACGTACGCCTCCACTTAAACCTTTTTCATTATTTCTTCTCATTTACGTCTTTTGTATCTTCCTTTTGATCTAACTTTTTCTTGACCAAATTTGTTTGATGTTTTGTAGCTAGCACTTAAAATAAAATCGTTAGACATATTTTCAATTTCCTTAATATCATCTGCTTCTATTTTTTTTTCTGATTTTTTAAGTTTAGCTTTTAAATAGCTTGCTGCGTTTTTATAAATTTTTTTACCTAATTGATATCTGGACATTATTTCTTGTTCATTTTCTCTCTTGCAACTTGTAATCTGTCCTCAGATTGGTCATCTTGTTGTTCAAGTCTATCATAATCAAACATTAACCTATCAGAAGCTCTTTGGTTTTCCTGATCTGCTCTAAATTTAGTTTCTTCTGCTTTTCTTTGGAGATCCATAGCTCTTAAATCAATTTCTTGCTGTTTAATTTTAATTAAAGGATCTTCTTTATTCTGATTAGACATTTCTGATTTAACTAATTCTTGAGTTATCCTTGCAGCAGCTTTTGCAACTTCCGCTTCAAACATAATTTCAAACTGTTGAGGATCTTCTTGTGCCATCTGTGCCATTTGTGGGTTTTGCGTAAGTATTTCTTTAGCCTCTGCTTTAGCTTTAAATGAAATGTGATCTGAGATGTGTGATTGCAGTAAAGAATACACTTGTGGATTAATCTGAACCATTCTAGTTTGCATAAATGCCATATGAGCAGACAAATGAGCGTCATGATCTTGGAATTCAAACACTGTAAGTAGTTTCATCTGTAAAGCACGTGCATTTTCTTTAGCCGGATCCAAAGGTTCTGGTTGTTTCGGAGGTGGCTTTAGAATTTGATCTATAGTTTTAGTTCCAAGTGCTTCGTAAACACGTCTGTATGCTTCATGTAAATTATGCATCTGTGGATTTGATTGAGCAATTTGTAATTGTGCTTGAGCTAACGTTACTCTTTGAGCCATAGACATAATGTTAGGATCTGCAACAGGTAAAACATCTATTCTTTTATCAAAATCTTGAGCCTTAATTGTTCTAGGGCCACCGTAAACATCATATGGATACTCTGGTGGTAGTGATTCACCACAAATTCTAGCTAGAATTTTAAACTCTAATCTCATAGCGTAGTAACAACGTTTGTGAACACCACTCATTACACGTGATCCTCTTTCCATTAAAGCCATCGTAGTTCCAACTGCTCTATTTTGTGTATCGTTACCTACACCTGAATCTGTGATAGCAGCAAATTTCTGTCCTGCTTGTACAACGAAACCCATTAAATTATATAAAGTTGGAGAGGGTTCTGTAAAAGGTAAGTTAAAGAATTGATCTCTAATATTTCCTCCAGGTGCATCTACATCTCTAAACTCTCCTGGTTGAATAGGTTGATCATCATCTCTTACTCTAATACCTCTGGACTTAAATCCTGCAGGTAAGTTTTTTAAAGTTCCTGCATCAATCAATTGTCTTAGAGATTGTGTTGCTGCTTGAGATAAACCACCAATCATGTGTGTTAAACCAAAACCATAAAAACCTAGTCCAGGTAAAAATTTATAGTGAACAAAATATTCTGTTCTAGCAAATGTAATATCATCCGGTTTGTAGTTTCTGTAAATAGATAAAACTTCTCCGCTTCCTTCATCAATACTTACTATGTATGGAATTTTAATTTTTTTAGCCTTGTCATCAAAATCTTCAAAGTCATCTAGATTAAGATCGACATGCATTTCTAAAACTATATTTAAATAATCAGAACCTGCACCTTTAACTCCTTCAAGTTCATTTAATTTTTTTTGTACTGAATCCGGTTCTGTACTACTGTCTATTAAATCTATATCTCTATAAAAACCCGCAGCCATTTTTTTAGTGACTTCATTAGGTGTCATTTTTAAAACGTGTGTAATTCTTTCACAATCTTTTAGATCGGAGGCATAATAAGGAACCACTAAATCTTCTGCTGGGATAAATTTAGATACAGGTCTGTCCACTAATGCATCGTAATAAATTTTCTTAAAAGTAGATCCAGATAGGGGTAGGTAAAATAACATCTGATCCATGTCAGTTGTATATTCTTCCATCTCCTCCATCAGCAGGTAGTTCATATAATCTTTAACTCTATCCGCTTGTTGTTCGGTGGCCGGTGTTTGTAGTCCAATCACTTGTGTTCGAACAGGACCATCAGAGGGTACGAGTTCTTTGTAAGCTTGTGCTTGGAACTGTGTTACTGATTCAGCTAACAAAGGATGCGTGACACCGGAAGCTCCTTTAAATGGTTTTGTTACTTCTTGGTATTTAGTTCCTAATAGATCTAAACCTTTTATGTAAGCATCTTCCCATTCTTTTCTTGAAGTCTTATCTTTTTTGTATTCGTCAATAAGTTCCATAGCCATGTCTTTGAGAGTTCTCTCATCCATGTCCTCGGCTAAGTTTGCATTGAAATCGTCTTGAGGTCTCTGTCCTTCTTCTACCTCTTCACCTTCAATTTCTACGTCTACTGGAAGCCCTTCGGGTTGCTCCGTAATATCTTCTTCTACTTCAGTTGTTACTTTTTCTACTGCCATGATTAATTGTACCTTATTGGTTTGAATATATCTACTACAAGTCCTCCTCTAGACTTATAAGTTTTTTGTGTTTGTCTCATTAACGAATTTACTTTAATCGCAAATGCATCAAAATACAACCTTGGATCTCCTTCAGGAATTAATTTATATCCTGCTTTAGGGTCTTTAACAGCATTATCGTGATAAGGACTTTCAATTTTTTTCCCTTTCATCTTGTGTGAGTCTGGGAACTTAAAGGTATCTTTACCTACTTGTTTGTAGGGAAGTTTAGGATCTGAAAGAGATATTTTTGTGGGTCCTGCTTGTGAGTTATAAAACCTAGCTGTTTTTTTCATAAGATCAGGAAGCACTGCTTTACCTTTATTATCAATTCCTCGGCCATCTGCGTAACCATAAAATCTTTCGTTACCCGCTTTGTACCCTTGTCTCATACTTAATTTGTTAAACGGGGCAACGGCCACGTAATCAACATTCTCTCTTGCTGCTTTCTGCATTAAGTATTTAAGAGCATGGTCTCCGTATGCATCTGCTTCAACCATAGGGAAGTAATCAAATTTGTTATCACCATAACCACTTCTGCTTTGAAAAACATTATCTAATTTTGATTGTATTTCTCTAACTTCTTTTGAGATTGCTTGTGCTTTATTCGGCTGCCTATTAGTAACAGCCTCGTCTAATTCTTTCATTAACTTTGCTCTGTTTGAAGAAAGTAAGTTCATTTCAATGTCTGCTTGGAAAGGATTTGTTCTACTCTCTCCTGATAATTGTTTTACTTTACTTAAAGCCTTTGCCACCGGTTGGTTAACATCGGATTGTATTTCATTAATCATATATACTTTTTTACCCTCGGGGGTAAATCTTGTATCATAACGTATGTGATAAACTTGGTTAGTACCCGCTTCACTAAAGTGACCAGGTGACTTTAAAGGATTTGTATTTGATTTAATAGGCTCGTCTAATCTAAAAATAGTTTCTCTATAATCTTTCCCACCTTGTAAAGTATAATTTGTTTCTCCTTGGTATTGAGTTTTACTAGTTCTTAAAGGGACTGCTTTTGCATTAACTTCTCCTAGTTGTTTATTCAATAGTCGTAACTCTTGTGGTTGTAGGCCGTCTTCTCTCATTTTCTTAATGGCATTTGTTAAACCTTCTAAATTACCCTTAGACACTTGTCCTCTCTCTAAAGCATTTATCTCATACTCTGCAGCATCTAGTCGACCTTGTAATCTATCATTTTGTCTGTATTTAACTTTAAAAGCTTTAAGTTGAGTAGCCAAAGAAGAAGCTGATTTTTCAAAAGCTTCTTTAGCTCCACTAGGAACACCTAGTTCTACTGCTTTTAATCTATTGACTGGGTTTAACTTTATCATAGCACCAATATCATTGGCGTTTAATTTTAATCCAAATTTTTGTGCTGCATATAAAAGGCC